TTTTGCGGGTGATTCGCCCGTCGCGCAAAAGGTTCTCGGCGCGCTTGATGTCGCCTAGCGATGCCGTCCATGTGGCGATATCAACGCTGGCCGGCCCGGTTTCGGTCAGGCAGTGTTGAATGACGTCGCTAATCGAAAACTGGCCTTTTGTGAGGCCAAATATTTCGCAATTTGGCTCTAGCGGGCCGATTGCTTGCGCCGCTTGTTCGGTCTCGTTGAAAGCGATGCGACGCTTGCGCGGGGCTGATCGGTGAATGGTCGGGACGGTAATTTTCGCCTGATCGAAGTCGCTTTTCATGTCATCGGTCCTATTCCGTGGCTGAGTGCTGCGCACGCGAGCGCGATGTACAGCGGCAGCGTGCGGTCTGGTTTATTTTCCCAATTGATGACGCTCTGGCGCGCGCATCCGAGCGCAAGAGCGGCTGCGGTCTGGCTGTGGCTGTGGCGCAATCGCCAAGCAAGAAAAGATTCGCCGGTCAAGTGGTTGCAATCCTGAATTAGAGCTGTCGAGTATTGCATAGATATGGGCAATAAAGCAAAGGTTAGCGCCCAGATATATGCAAACAAGTGGCAACCGACAGACGAGCAGCGCGAGATGGTGCGCGCGATGTCGGGCTACGGAACGCCGGCTGCGGATATTGCGCGGGTTGTCGATAGCGAGGCCAGCGAGGCAGAGTTCCTCGCCGCCTGCGCTGACGATATCGAACAGGGTCAGATTCAAGCCAGCGCAAAACTGCAAGAGCAGCTTTACACGCAGGCAGTCAACGGAAATACGGCAGCGCTGCTGCATTTGTCGCGGCAGCAGATGGGCTCCACTCTGTCGGCATACGCGACTACGGCAGAAATGTGCTCATGGTCCTGCATTACGAAGGTCGCGCTGCATGATTTGCGCAAGCGTGGAATAGTGGATATGGCCGGGAAGGATCGATGGAACGTCAAGGCGACGATGCAGTCGCTGATGCGGCACTACCGCGACGTTGCGGCTGGCAGGAAGTCGGGCGGCAAGGATGCGGACGCGCCCGACTTAGTTGTAGAGCGTGCGCTACTTGCTCGGGCCCAGCGCGAAGACTGCGAAATGAAAAATGAGGTCACGCGCGGCAATTTGATAGACGCCGAGGAGGTGCGAGACGAAATTAACCGAATCGTGACAATTGTCGTGCGCTCCATCTCAACGGTGGCCGATCGCCTGGAGCGAGATAGGCGCGTTGCCCCTGAAGTGTCCGAGTACGTGGATGGGGTTATGAGCGCACTACGCGACGAGATAGCGGTAGCTGTTGCAGGATGACGACGGCTCGCGATATCGGACGCGATGCAGCCGATCTGATAAAGGCGCCAGTGCGCCGTTCGGTTTTCCAGTGCATTGCGGAAAACCTTGTGACAAAGGAGGGCGCTTATCAGGCGGGGCTGAGCGGATACATGCGCGAGCCTGCTGATGCGCTGGCGAGCAGGAAATACAAAACGCTCTGCTTCGTTGGACCGGCTCGAACAAGTAAAACCGTGACCCTGATTGACGGATGGGTTGCACGGAATGTGCTCGACGATCCGGGCGATATGCTGATCGTTCAGTCGACGCAAAAATTAGCCGGTGATTACTCAAGATTCCGCATTCAGCGGATGATCGACGAATCGAGCACAGTGCGCGAGCGCATGAGCCCGAGGAAGCGGGATAACAACACGTTTGACAAAGTTCTCAGGTCTGGCAGTCGGGTTTCATTCGCCTGGCCGTCTGGGTCGCAGTTATCGAGCCGAGACTTTCGGTATGTCGCCCTTACCGAGCTAGACGCAGCGGAAGAAGATATCGATGGCGAGGGCACGCTGTTGGTGCTTGCGTCAAAGCGGGTCGAGACCTATTTGAGCCGCGGAATGGTGATGGTTGAATCGTCGCCGCGACGAACCTACTCTGATGCGTCATGGCGCCGGAGGGTGCCGCACGAGTCGCCGCCGGCCACTGGCATATTGGCGGTTTACAACGGTGGCACGATGTGCTGGCTGCACTGGTGCTGCGAGCATTGCGGCGAGTGGATGGCGCTCGACCCTGACGTGCACGTGATGTTCGGCCTGCCGGACCTTGAAACGCTGGCGGAGTCTTTGGTCGGGGTCGATGCCGCAGAGTGGGCACGCGATCACGCGCACATTGCCTGCCCATCGTGTCACGGAGAGTTCGACGAGGCACGCAAGCAGCACCTGAGCAGCAACGGCCTATGGGTGCCGAGCGGTTGCAGCATCATTGACGGCCGCGTAGTCGGCGAGCCGCGCGATTCGCAAACGATATCGTTTCACTTGTCAAGCGTCGCCGCGGCTTACAATTCATGGCGCGCGATACTCGAATCATACGCAGTTGCCATACAGGACTATGCGCGCACGGGTTTAGAGTCGGCAATAAAATCGACCGTCAACCTAGACCAAGGCCGGGCACACCTTCTGCTTTCTGCTGCCAAGCAGAAATCGGGCCACGAGCTGCAAGCCCGCGCTGAGCATTGGCCGGCGCGATCGGTCCCGCATGGTGTGCGGTTTTTGTTGGCGTCGCTCGACATTCAGGCCGGCAAGTCGCCGCGCTTTGAAGTGCTGGTGATGGGTTATGGCGTCGGGCTTGAGCGCTGGGTTGTGGACCGCTACGCGCTGCGGTCGAGCGAGCGGCCGGACCCACACGACCCTGAAAAAATGCTGCCGATTGACCCGTCGAGTTACGTTGAGGACTGGCACCGCCTGATCGGCAAGGTGATCGATCGGCGCTACGAAGTTGGCGACGGCTCAGGCCGGTCGATGCCGGTGCGTGCGGTTGCGTGCGACTCTGGCGGCAAAGAAGGCGTGACTGCGCGCGCCTACGAGTTTTGGCGCTTGCTGCGCAAACGCGGCCTGCACGGCAAGTTCCGGCTTGTCAAGGGTACGGACAACCAGAACGCAGCGCGGGTGATTGAGTCATTCCCGGACGCGCGGGGCCGCGCGGACAGAAACAGCGGCGCTGCCGGCGATGTGCCGGTGCTGATGCTGAATACGACGATGCTGAAAGACGACGTGATAGCGCGAGTGTTTCGCGACACGCCGGGGCCTGGGTATTTTCACTTTCCACAGTGGCTACCGACGAGCTTCTACGACGAGCTGACGGCAGAAACGCGCGGCGGCAAAAGATGGGTTGACCACGGCCGCGCGAACGAGACATTCGACCTTTGCGTTTACGCCGACGCGCTGGCGATCCACATCGGGGCGGAGCAAATAGACTGGCGCGCGCCGCCGTCGTGGGCTGCGCCGTGGGACCAGAACCCGGACGTAGTGATCGACTGGCAAACACCAAAACCACCCGCACCGCGCCGCGCGCTGGTGCGGTCATCCAGCACATACCTAAGGCGCTAATAGATGGCAACAAGTCTTGCGACGCTGTCGCAGTGGCACAGCGAGGCATGCGCCGCGCGTCACGCGCTGCGCACTGGCGCGCAGGTTGCTAGCGGCAGTTATCGTGGTCGCGCGGTGAGCTACACGGCCGCTAAGGCGTCGGAGCTAGACGCATATATCACCGACTTGGAAAACCAAATGGCTGCGATTACCACTGGCAAACCCAAGCGAATGATGTACCGCATCACACAGACCGGGCAGGGCTACTGATGGCGGACAGCGTCGCAGCACTGCCGGCTAATCCGGGCGCTAGCACGGGGCGGCGCTTGGCACTTTTCCGAGCACCGGTGACCGGCCCTAATCAGGGCACGCAGATTGATACAATCGTTAACCGCGTTCGGCACCTTGTTCGAAGCAACGCATGGGCAGGGGCTGCGGTCGATAAGTGGGTGGCAAGCGAAATTGGCACGGGTGTTCAGGCGAAGCCGGTCAACGGATCGCCCGAGCACAAGGTGCGGGCGACTCGCACCTGGAAGCGCTGGATCAAGGTTTCGGACGCTCAAGCGGTTCTCGACTTTTACGGGCAGCAGGCGCTTGCTTCGCGCGAAGTCAAAGAGGCCGGCGAGGCATTTGCGCGGTTTCGATGGCGTCGCGCTAGCGACGGTCTGCCCGTGCCGCTACAGATTCAGTTGATCGAGTCTGAGCAGTGCCCGAGGCACTACAACGCGTATGCGCCGAACGGGAACGTAATTCAGGAGGGCATTGAGATCAATAAGCGGGGCCAGGCCGCTGCTTACTGGATGTATCGCGCGCATCCCGGCGACACGGGCGCACTTACAATCGACGCGGGGACGCTGGTGCGGATTCCGGCCGACGAAATCATGCATATCTACCATCCGCTGAGGGCGGGCCAGTTGCGCGGCATCCCCGACATGGCGTCAGTCATCGCTTTGATCTTCGGCTTGGACCGGGTGCAGGACTCGGTGATGGAGCGGCAGGCGGTCGCCAATCTGCATGCAGGCTGGTTCACGCGGCCGCCCGAATCCGCCAACGTGGGTCCACTTGGCGAGGCGCGACTTACTGACGATGCGGACGGCACGCCTATCGCAGGCATGGAGCCTGGCACTATGTCCGAGCTGCCGCCGGGGTGGGGTGTCACATTCAACGATCCGCCCGGTGCTGGCACGGACTTCCCGGAGTACATGCGTTTTAACCTGCTGGGATTCGCGGCGCGCGTTGGCATCCCGTATGAAGTGCTGACCGGAGACCTGCGAATGATTACCGATCGGGCGCTAAAGTTGCTGCTGCTTGAGTTTCACCGGTTGATCGAGATGAGCCTGTGGTTGTACACCATCCCAATGTTCTGCGGTCGTGTGCGCGATGAGTGGTGGAATATGGCCGTGTTGTCTGGCGCGCTGAGCGTGGCTAATTACTACGACGATCCCGACTTTTACCGCGAGACGTTGTGGGTTCCGCAGGGCTGGCCCAATTCGCACCCAGTGCAGGATATCCGGGCGGACGTCCAGGCGATCCGCGGAGGCATCAGCAGCCGCACAAAGGTAGCGCTGTCAAAAGGCGAGGATCCGAACGAGATTGACGCAGAGCAGGCGGAAGACAACGCGCGAGCCGATAAGCTCGGACTCTCTTACGACTCGGACGGGCGCCGCGCCCAAGCTGAGTCAGCCCTCCAAATCCAGGAAATTATTCCATGAGCTTACTTTCAAAACTGTTCGGGCGCGGCCAGACTGTGACCCGAGCGCAGGCAATCACGGCGCTTACGGGGCGCCCGATGCTGATGCACGCCGGCGCGCTCGATACGCTGATCGCCACGGCGCAGAACATCCCGGAGTTCGGCGCGTACTTGGGG